CGTCAATCTTCTCTGTGGATTTTTCTTTGTCAGGCTTGATATTGCCAGCGGGGTCCGTTCGGATGAAGATGTTATCCATCATCCAACGCAGCACCGGATGACCACCATGGGCAATCCGTTCCTCCAGAACCAGCTTCATCAGTTCCTTGGTGGGTGGGGACATATCCTTGAAGCCCTGTCCGAAGGGAACAACGGTGAAACCCATGCCTTCCAGATTCTGTACCATCTGAACAGCGCCCCATCGGTCAAAGGCAATTTCCCGGATATTGAACCGTTCACCCAGCCGCTCAATGAACTTTTCAATGTAGCCATAATGGACGACATTGCCTTCGGTGGTCTGAAGGTATCCCTGCCGCTCCCAGACATCGTATGGCACATGATCCCGGCGGACACGCAGATCCAGGTTATCCTCCGGAATCCAGAAGTATGGGAGAATCATGTATTTATCATCCTCATCGGTAGGTGGGAACACCAACACCAGGGCTGTGATGTCCGTGGTGGAGGAAAGGTCAAGACCACCGTAGCAGACTCTGCCTTCCAGGTCATCTTCGCTGACAGCAAACTCGCATTTATCCCACAGGTGCATCGGCATCCAACGGACAGCCTGTTTTACCCACTGATTCAGACGGAGCTGCCGGAACGCATTCTCTTCGCCGGGGTTCTGCTTTGCGGACTCACAGGCATCTTTGACCTTATCGATGCCTACCGTAATACCTAGTGATGGATTTGCTTTTTTCCAGGTCTTGGGATCTGTCCAGTCATCCGACTCATCCGCACCATAGATTACAGGATAGAAGGTGTGATCAATTTTTCTGCCTTCAATGATGTCTTTTGCTTTCTGGTGGATCTCATAGCAAATAGACTTGGTGTCATTACCTGCTGTGGTGATAAGGAAGTAAAGGGGCTGCATACGGGCATCACCGGAGCCCTTTGTCATAACATCAAATAGCTTTCGGTTTGGCTGGGTGTGTAACTCATCGAAAACAACGCCGTGGGTGTTGAAACCGTGCTTGTTGCCGACATCAGCGGAAAGCACCTGGTAGATACTGCCTGTTGGCTGATAAATGAGTCTCTTCTGGGAGTCCAGTATCTTTACTCGCTTGGAGAGTGCCGGACACATCCGAACCATATCCGCAGCCACATTGAATACGATGGATGCCTGCTGGCGATCTGCGGCACAGCCATATACCTCCGCGCGTTCTTCGCCGTCGCCGCAGGTCAAAAGCAGTGCCACCGCAGCCGCCAGTTCCGATTTGCCCTGTTTCTTAGGGATTTCGATATAGGCTGTGTTGAACTGCCGATAACCGTTGGATTTCAGAGTGCCGAAAATATCCCGGATGATCTGTTCCTGCCAGTCAATGAGTTCAAAGGGCTTTCTTGCCCAGGTGCCTTTGGTGTGACAAAGGCTCTCAATAAAAGCCACCGCATAATCGGCAGCATCCTTATCGTAGTAGGAGCCTTTGGACAAAAAGCGAGTCGGCTTGTACTTTTTCAGTTTCCGGATATGCGGTCACCTCCTAAAAATGGGCATAAGAAAAGACCCACGAATGGGTCTGAAAAACATATAAATTTATGAAATTATTATTGGTAATAACGAGAAAAGAGCCTCACGGCCCTTTCCTCGGCAAGGGGTATCAGTTTTCGCTGTAGAGCAGGATTGCCAGGGCCTTGGCGGTATCTTCATCCACCGGCTCTCTATCCCATTCCCGGTCATAGTTGCATACCGTTTCACCATGGCGGGTTATGGTCAGTTTGCTGATTCGGCCACCATCAATTCCATACCGGGAGGGTTCGTCATAAACCTTCATAAGGTAGCGGTAACCGCAACCGTTGATAATGATCAAGCCTTCTTTCTTCATGTTGCTCCCCCCTTATGCTTTCAACACATCGACCAGCCAGCTGGCTTTCTTGTGTGCGATGCCGGTGGCCTTCTCAACAATCTCATGGTCTTCTTCGATGTAGTGCAGGCCCTTACCAACCTTAACAAACCGAGCGTCCTCGTAGCCGGGAACATTGGTTCGGTAAACATATGCGTTACGACTTTCACCGTCGTAGGACTTGCCATCCCAACCGTTAAAGGTGAAGGTGATCCGTTCCCTGGTCTTGGTGAAGTTGCTTTCAAAGGTCTCGCGGGAAATTGCGATGCGGTCGATCAGCTTGAATTTTTCTCTCAGGCTCCAGGTATTTTTCATGGTGTTTTCCTCCGTAAAAATGTGTATTTCCCTTTGGGTGCTGTGATATTACCTCTGAATACACATAATAGCAAGTTATATCAGAGGAATAAACTACACAATGATTTTGGGTGAATACTGTGTATTTACGGTACTTTAAACACGGAAAGTATAAACTGCGCCCCGAGCCGAAATCCGGTTTTGAAGTTGTCGCAGCAATACAGCAGTTCCATGTCGGCATGGTCAGCCAGCAACCGCTCAAGTAACGCTTTAGACTCTTCATCCAACCGTTCCTCCAGCTGATCGCTCACCTGGGCCATTCGTTTATTGAGTTGCATGAATGCCTCGTTTTCCTCCGGGCGATTCTCCCACGGGATGATCTCACCGTGGAACAGCCGATCCAGAATATCTCCGGCCATCACACTGCCACCTTTCTGCAGGAATCCACACCGTAGACAACACCCAGACTTGAACCACAGTCCCACTGCACATGGATCGTGCCGATGGAATCCACTGAAATCACCGTACCCCGGCAACCGGGATACAGGCGATTGTTATAGGGATCATCCATCTGCACCAGTTCCACTCGGGTACCGGCAGGGTACTGCTCACGTAGTCTCTGAAGGATTTCTTTCCGGATGCCAAACATGATTATCCCTCCTTCCGCTGACCGCTTTTGAAGGCGGCACTGCCGGAGAAGTTCCGGAGCAGGATCTTCCTTGCCTGCTTATACTCGTCACCGATAAATCCGAGCCGCAACAGGAAACATCGGAACGCATACTTTTCGTTATCCACCGGCTTTTCCTTCGCCGTGATCCGCTTCTGAATACGGGCCATTTCACACAGCTTGCAGATGAAAGTATCGTAGGCTTTTATTTCATCGGGCGCGGGAATGCCGGGAAACCAGGGGAAGGAAATCTTCGTGTCCGTGATCTCCAACGGCAGATCATCCGTACCGAGGGCTTTCTTAATAAGGCTGCCCTTGGAGGCAATGATGCCCTTGAGGTTTTCCAGAGCGGAATTGTTGAAAAGGCTGCGGGGCACGGAAATGCAGATGCCATCGATTTCGGCAGGTTCGGTTTCTTCCTCGGCGGCATCCTCTGCGATGCATTCGACAAAAGGGTCTTCTGCCTGGAAGCCTTTCTCACGAAGGAAGCGGATGAGGGTAGCTGCGGTTCTGTTGTCCTCGATAGTAACCTGTCCATCCACGCTGACGGTGTAACCGCCTACCTGATAGGCAAAGCCTGGTGCGCCTAAGTACTTAGCTTTTTCACCCGTATGTTCCGCAATGGCTGCGACCAGGCGCTTGCGGTCGGAACCGCTGACATTGTAGTTGATGATCATGTGTGTGACCTCCTTTAATTTGGGTAGTCACATATTCGCTCTGGATGGCAAAAATAGCAACTTGTTTCTCGAACAAATCCCGTAGAATTATGTGCCGTCAGATTGTGTATAGAACACAATGCCGACCAGCACAAAGAATACGCAGGATAAAGCCACACCGTTGCCCCACATCTTGTACTCAGCGGCATCCGAATGAGGATCTCGTAGCCATTTACGGATCTGCTTCTCAGATTTGGCTTTACCAGCGCCACTGACGATCCTGCGGTGGGTTTCAAAGACATCTGCCCAGAACTGCAGGTCCTCTTCTGTAGGATTCTCCGTAGCCAGACCGGAACACCACCAGTCCGGGAATCCCATCAAGCGGGCGCATTCTGTAGGTGTCAGCCGCCGCACGGAATATTCCGGTGTGTCGGTGCTGTTAATCAGCGGAGGATCTTTATAATCACTTGCACATAAAGTTGCAGCGATTTCTTCGTCTGCTTTCATAAAGAAAGAAGCCTTACTGGCACAGTATGTGGGAACTGCAACAGCATGGCGATCCACAGTATTAAGGGTGAAAGAAACGTCTTCGTTTATTCCACAACCTTGAGGGCCATTCTTTTCCGAACGCCCTATCATGGAACCTTGTAACGCATAGCATTCCACGATTGCTACACCACCCTGGTTGCAGGTGGGATTGCCACCGTTGCCATCTAAGGTACGGGTAGTTGCCGCTTCATAAAAGCCGGATTTAGGATTGTCAGATTTCATGGCATTGCTGTCTTTAGAGCAAATACCGAATACCTTGGGGTCTTCCCGTATTACAAAAGGCTGATTATTCCCACCGGTTCCATAGGTGGCAGCAACAGTGGGTGCAACCTCCAGGGGACCAACATATCGTGTATCCTGACTGTGATTCTCATAGACCATTGCCGATGTATCCAGAACTACCGGAGGATGATGCGCTTCTGCCCGGAGGGTACAAGCTACATCATGGGTCACATCCATACGATTGCCGCCCTGGTCATTCAGAACGACACCGTTTCTTCCGGTAGACATTCCACAATTCACACCAAGGGTAGATGCGACAGGAGAAACGGTGCCGTTGTATCCGTCTATTCCAAGGACTGCCGTTCCAGCGCAATTCTCAACACCTCCGGCAATTCCTTGCCACGCTCGGAAGCCCTCCGCAGAATACCGCGACAGGCCCTCGGACTCAAATAATACTTTTCCGGCACATTGGCCTGTAAGATCGCCGACAAGGAAGATGCGTTTTCTGCGTTGGGCCAGACCCCAATATTGCGCGTCGAGAGTTCTGTACGCAACGCTCCATCCGTCTCCCATGTAAACATCGGACTGGGGCCATTTGTTTTTCTCAGGCATAGGCACCGAGGGAGCATCCTGGACGATGCCGATGACCGCATTGAGGACTGCCTGAAAGTCGCGTCCGGCATTGGATGAGAAAGCGCCGGGGACATTTTCCCAACAGATCCAGCGGGGATATTTTCCATTGGTTGCACACCTCATTTCTTTTACAATTCGGATGGCTTCAAAAAACAGATTGGA